AACTTGATCTTGTCACATCAATTCTTGCAAACAAAGGCATAGAATATATAGCAAATGAGAGTGATGATTTAATGACTATGATTGAAGCTGATGCATATGAAGATATGTTACTTCGCACTCGTATTAACAATGCAGTGAAAGCTGAACTGCTGGCATTTGCAAAAGGTGCTGATTTGGACCATCTGGGTGCTACAAGATACGGAGTGTTGCGTCTTGAAGGTGCAAAGCCTTATGCAAACTTTACTTTCAAGCTCTCAACAACGCTTGCTTATGATGTAAATTTACCTCGTGGGTTGCAGCTTACGGACGGTAAAGGAGCAAATGCGATTTTGCTTGATGATTTGACTATTGTCAGCGGAGAAGAATCTGTTGGCGGAGTTGTGGAACTGCAAGAGTTTACAGCGGCAAGCGAGATAAAAACAGAGATAATTGTCACGCCTCTTCCGTACGTGATAACAGCTGCTCAGGAGAGTTCTTTTAATCACGGTGCGGATGCTGAAGAAGATGAAAGATTACGTGAAAGAGTATGGCTCTCCCGTGAAAGAAAATCAACTGCCGGTTCATTGCTTACCTATGAATATTATGCAAAAAGTGCGGATGCCCGTATATCTGCCGTAAAAGTCATAAATGACAGCGCAGGTGTTGTGAAGGTATATCTTTTAAGTGAAACAGGCGCGGCGGATAATGTAATGATAGAGAGAGTCGACAATGCTTTAAATAGTAAGCAAATAAGACCGCTTACGGATGATGTGCGTGTAGAAAGCGCAACTATAAGAGATGTCGTGATTTCAGCAGATATTACGCTTTATGATTTAACGTACGAGACAGAGGTGAGGGCATTTATAGAAAATAGAATTGCTGAAAACACTCTTATATTCGGTAAAAGCCTCAGCCTTTCAAAAATTTACGGACTGCTGGAGAGCGAGAGCGTGAAAGATATTACTCTCAATGCTCCGAGCACATCTGTAAATATTGAAGAGTATGAAGTCATTAGAGTCAATGCCGAGAATTTAATACTGAATTTTAGCGAGGTTCAATAATGTCTGTTTTACCTGCATATATGAGTGAGCTTTTTCGTGCTTATGAAGAGATGCGCAGCGTTGATAGAGTTGCAATAGACTCGTCACTCATAGGCACAGATCCAAAAAAATGCCATAAAAGCGTATTGCCTTTTTTGGCGTGGGAGGCTGATGTAAATATTGACGGTTTTAGCGAAGATATTCAAAGAAAACTGATTGACGGTGCGTTTAAAGCCTTGCAATATGCAGGAACGAGAGGCGCACTAGAGAGTGCTTTTGAGGGCGTTGTTGATGTCAATGTTATAGAGTGGTTTGATTACACTTCATTAAATCCATATCATTTTAAACTAGATTTGAGTGCGAACAATATTGAACTAACACCTAAAACCGCAGACAGAATAGAGAAAATCGCATTAAAAAGAAAAAATGTAAGAAGTGTTTTAGATGAAATATCTGTTAGCTATTTAATTGAGAATAAACAGCTTCTAGTTACTGGTTGTGTTTGTGAAATAATGATGGGAGTTTAAAATGATAGGTGAAGTAACAATAACAAATGATGGTTTAGCAGCATTAGCTACATCATTGCAAGACGGAACACAAGTTAAGCCACTTAGATTTGGTTTTTCGAATCAAATTCTTAGTGGCGACATTACTTTATATAAAGTAAGTGATATTAACTGCTGGATACAAGGGAGTATAAAAGCGGTAAATAAAATTAGTAATGACATAGTTGAATTTGTATGTGATGTTGCACCTGATAAGGCGGTTGATTATGTTAGAACTGCTGTTATTTATTTAGATAATGAATTACTATTTGTAATTGCTCAACCACCTTATGCTATGCCACCAAGTGCAAGGCAAATTATTAAAATTCAAATAGCTTATGCGAATATTGAAAGTTTGACAGACTTTATTTTTATAGAAACAGATATTACTGAATATAAAAGCAAGTTTGAAAAATGGGATTTTATTGGCATTAAACCATGGTAAAGGAGAAATAACATGGCAGATATAAAAACAGCACAACAAACATTAGTGCGAAGAATACAAGAAACAGCAGAGGGTACTACTGACTTAGAAAAGTTGGCTTATGCTTCATCTGGTCTTGAAAAGTTAGCTAGTCAATCATTTGATGCTCATATGGCTAGTGATATGTATAGTATTGGTAAAGCCGGTGAACAAGGTTTTGGTGTAGCAGCTATTGCCGATGAAGATTTACCAGTTGGGTTTTTGAAATTGTATGGTCACGATGATATTACAAGTCCAAATTATGGAAATGTTTTAGACAACAATGGTTCAGTGATGGTATGGATACCTAAGTTTTATTTTAAAATTGAGGGTAATGTAGTATTTATCTCAGATACCCAAGAAACTGGCTATGTAATACACCGTGCTTTTGTTGATAATGGAACTAAAAAAGGTTTTTTTGTTGATAAATATGGATGTGGAAATGTAGGCGGTAAGTTTATGTCTAAGCAAGGGATTGACCCAGTTAGTACAAACTCAGCACACAATCCTATTAGTGCCTTGAATAATGCACCAGCTAATAATTATGGCGGATTATATACGGCGGTACAAACAAGAGGTGTAGACTTTGCACTTACTTCAGTATTTATTTATAAAGCTTTAGCTCTTTTAGCATATGCACAAGGTCAAGCAGCTACAAGTTCAGCAAATTGTGCTTTTATAGACATTGATCCAAAAATGCCAAAAGGTAATTTAGTAAGTGCCTTACATGATGCGAATGATGTTGATGTAACTTTTACAGCAAGTGGTTATTCAGACTGTGCTTTAACTGGTAGTGGTAACCCATTTGCAAAAACTACACATAATGGTCAATCATGTGGTGTTGCTGATTTAAATGGAAACATGTGGGAAGTAGCAGCTGGTATTACTTATTTTGCTAAGACTAGTGCAGTTGGTTCAAGCGGTGATACATCTATAACAATGGCTGGAAGTGGTTTAGAAGTTGGGGATGTAATATATTTTGGTGGTACACCAGCAGCTGGAAGCACATACAATACTGCTGCATATACAATTACAGCAGTGAGTGGTGATGTGTTCACACTTAGCTCAGCATTAGAGAGAGATATTTTATCAACCGATGGTGTTTATTCGCCTAAGTATTTCAGAGTCTTAAAAGAAACAGCTGCTACAACATCTATCACAGATGATAGCACGGTTCAAGCAGCTGGTGGTGCTTATGATATTGACTTGTATGATTTAGTTGACTTTACCGGTTCTGTTAATAACAATGATGGTTCAACTTATTTTGGGAACGGTGCTAACCAAGTCTTTGAAATGAGTGCAGATACAAATACTGATAGCTACAAAAGAACTTCAGTCGGTATTCCTTTGGCTGATGGTGTTAGTACTGCTGGTACTACTCAGTTTGGTAATGATTATTTATACAGATATTTAAGAAATGAAATGGCTTGTCTCGTCGGCGGCCATTGGGGTTACTCCTCGCTTGCCGGTGTTTTTGCTATGGTTTTGAGCCATAGCCGTACTAGCTCGCACTACTATGTGGGTGGTCGTGCCTCGTACTTTGTGTGAGTGAACGATAGTGAGCGGAGATAAGTAATGGCAGTTCATAGTGAAGCAATATTAAATCGAAAATATATGGAAATGATTAAGTTATTAAATATATATCTAAATCATTTTCCAAGGTTTGAGAAGTTCGCATTAGCAAACAATATTAGAAATACTGCATATGATGTTTATGATTTAATTACTGAATGTCAAAAAAGGTATTACAAAAAGACTTCACTAACTGAGCTTGATGTTACACATCAAAAGTTAAGAATGCAAATATATTTAGCTAATGAGCTTAATTACTTTGCATTTAAGAATGGTAAAACAGATATTAATGTCAATCCAGCACAAAGGTTTTTATCAATCTCTCTTCTTATTGATGAGATAGGTAAATTGATTGGTGCATGGATAAATAAATTAAAAGAAATGGGCAAGTTTTAAAGATGAAAAATTTAGGGCAACATAGCAACATGAAAGCTTGTATCGTCGGCGGCAATTGGAGTAACTCCTCGAATGCCGGTGTTTTTGCTATGAATTTGAACAATAACCGTACTAACTCGAACAACAATGTGGGTGGTCGTGACTGTATTTCTAAACCTGAAACAACAATGGTTGATACTGGAAATAGAGGGGTATGTTGTCCTGGTATAACCGAAATCAAAATAGAAGATAGTCTTTTTAGTAGCAGTAATGTCGAAAAACAGACCGTCTCACAAAATTCTAAAAGAATTGGACATCTTTTTGAAAAAGCTTTTACTATGGAAAATCTGTATTTAGCTTATTTAGACGCAAGAAAAGGTAAGCGAAAAAAGAGAGCTACACTAAAGTTTGAAATAAACTTGGGAGCTGAACTAAAAACACTTTGGGAAGATATAAACGGTGGTACTTATAAGCCAAGACCATATTCTCAATTCTATGTGTATGAACCAAAAAAGAGATTAATAAATGCACCAGCATTTAGAGATTTAGTTGTGCAGCACTGTATCTACAGAGCTATATATAACATTTTTGATAAAAGTTTTGTTCATACATCATATGCTTGTAGAAAAGGTGGTGGTACTCATAAGGCTAGTGAATATACACAAAGAGAGATGAAAAAATACAATGGTGAACTGTATTTTGTTAAGTTGGATATTCGTAAATTCTTTTACTCTATTGATAGAGGGATATTAAGAGGAATGTTTGAAAAAAAGATTAAAGATAAAAGGTTCATAAATATCATGTGTGAGTTTACTGAAATGAATGGTGATAAAGGTATTCCTATAGGAAATTTATTATCTCAAATTTATGCACTAATTTATCTTAATCCATTAGACCATTTTATTAAAAGAGAGTTGAAAGTTACAAGCTATGTAAGGTATGTAGATGATTTTGTTTTAATAGGTCTTCCTTTAGATAAAGCAAAAGAGTTTCAAACTCGTTGTGAGAAGTTTGTACAAGAAAAACTCAATCTTGAATTATCGCACTGGCATATTCAAAAGATTAAAAGGGGGATTAACTTTGTTGGTTATAGAACATGGAAAAAAATTAAATTTGTAAGGAAACATAGTATGTACAAGTTTAAAAAGTTTGCAAAGAAGTCAAAAATAAGGTCAATAATTTCTCTGATTGGTCATGCAAAAGGCACAGGTAGCATTGTGTATTTTCGGAAGATATGTATAGAGTTCCATATCATAAATTTATTACCTAAAAGGAGTATATCGTGTTTAAATATGTAAGTTTTGAAAAGGTTAAAACTGAATTTACGGTTTTAGAGTTTAGAGGTGGTGATGAGACTATTAAGGTCAAGTACTATGATGTTCCAGTAGTTAGTATTGAAGCAGATAATGAGGCTGATATTTTAGCATTAATTGCTCAGCAACCAGTAGAGATTAAGTGTACTGAAATTGTTAGAGCTGACTTTATAGCACTCACTAAAGATACAACTCAAACAAAAAGAGCATTACAGCAAATAAATAGTGAGTTTAAAACAAATATTAATGCTTTAAGTGATGGCGTGCCAGATGATGAAAGATTCTCATGGGATAAGCAAGAAGCCGAGGCTAGAGCTTATACAGCTGATACAACTGCTGCTACACCATTGATTGATAGTTTAGTAGCAGCTAGAGGGATTGATAAAGCTTATTTGGTATCTAAGATTATTGAAAAAGCTGATTTATTCTCAGTTGCAGTTGGCACATTAGTTGGTGAGAGACAAAAACAAGAAGATGAGCTTTTAGCATGATTTACTCTCAAATAATTGTACAGCCACTAAAAGGTGATAAGTATAAATTGCTTGAGGATTTTCAATATAAAACCATCTTAGTGCCTAAAGGGTATGAAACAAATGGTGCAAATATACCAAGGTTATTTTGGGCTATTTACCCACCAAATAAAAGTGACTTTTTACCAGCTGTAATTATTCACGATTATTTATGTGACAAGGAGGAGTATAAAAAAGCTGATGATTTGTTTGAAGAGTGCTTGAAAGAGTTAGGTGTAAAAAAGTTTGATAGAACTGTACTTGTAAAAAGTGTACGGTTATATCATAGAGTTAAATATAAAATAAAGTGAGGGTAAAGAAATGAGTCTAAATAGAGGTGTCGTAGTTGACGTAGTAAGTACAGGTGCAAGCCCGATTAGAATTAAAGGT